TGATCTATCTTCCATCATAGTAAATTTACCTTTCCTTTTAATATTGAGCAGTTAAGCTCTAAGGCTGAATATTTACTTGAGCTGACGATGGCAAGCTAGTCAAGCACTGTCCATTTATAACTCCCTACATTCCTTCATCGCCACCCCCGGCTGTTTCCGGTGGAGGAACGAATTCACCATAAGAATACCCGTTAGGAAGTTCTGTAGCTAAGGTGCCTGTTCTATGCATGAAGAGTCTCACTAACCTTAAAGGAGGTATATCATATTTATCGGAAACTTTGTTGATGACAGCTTTAAAGTCCTCAGTCGGGTAACCTTGTATAACTTCATCAACGATCTTCCTTATGTTTGTGAACACCTTCCTAGGTTTTTTAAGTGTCTTCGGTTCAGCCGTTTGGCCAGCTTCAGTATTTGTGTTATCTACAGACTTGTCTGTAGGATCGACCTCCGTCCCGTCATCTTCTGAGGGCACGTCTGTTTCAGCATCATCCGCAGGAAGGTCTGATGCGCCAGCATCGTCTTTACCCACTAGTTTATCTAGATCTACCCTGTACTTCCCAAGATTGAACTCGTGTAAGCACAATAAATCATTGATAGACTCAGAAATGATACGAGCCCTGCTCAAAAGGTCTCTCCTTTAGCCATCACAGTTAATCGTTCTCGATCATCTTGTACTTAGTAATCAAGAAACGAATGTTTCTTTCGATTACTTCTGGAACAAAACCATTAGACGCATCCCACGTCACCTTCAAAGCATACTTACGGGCTTTGAACGGATCGTCTTCAAGGTCATCTGTATCAGCACTAACCTGAGCAGCAACTGTGTATCGAAGATCGTCTTTCACCATACGGGCTGTTCCGATATCGTTGAAACGAAAGAGAACCCCGCCGTTGAAAAACTTATACGTAGGAAGATACAAAGTACCTACTTGCTCATCCTCTTCCAATAGATTCACGATATCTCTTGCGGTAACTTCCATAATAAACACCACCTCTGAAGTTTAGGATTCTATCCGTGCCATGACAGAAGTTCCTTTTGGAACAAACACTATCTGGCTAGGGTAGTTATCGTTGAGAACCTGAATAAGGTCTCCAGGGATTTGGTCTCTTGATCGAAGAAGGGTTACCCCTGATTCAAGAACTTCGATTCCTACCAACTCTATATCGAAAGACTCAAAAAGTGCCTTCGTTTCCTCATATTGATCTTCAAAAAAGGAGACCAGTTCGGAAATTTCAATATTCTCTTTTTCTGGTTCTGGTTGCTGCTCTTTGACAATATCGATTGCTCCAGACCCTGGAACTGCATTCAAGTTTGTATGAAGACGTTCTAATACCTGAGAAGCTCTATCCCCATCCATGGGAAACTCCTTTACACTTGTACTGTGTCTACTTCTAATGTCAAAGACCCTAACATGATCTCACTTCTGTCATAAGAAGCTTCGCCAAAAGCAATCATAGAGGGCCAACAGCCTTTTCCAATTACTGCACCGCCGCCCCCGCCGCCAGCACCAATTAATTCAATACGAATATCCTCTTTATACCCAGTAGCCCTTAACACGCCACCGGAAATAATTTTCTGGTGCCAAGCAAACAATGAAGCTGCTACCTTTAACGAAACAAAATGTCTTACTTGTACTTCAATTTGCTGGTGTTCTTCCTTCCCAGCTACGGTAACAATACTATTCTTTAGATGAACCTCAACAACTTTATTTCCACACTTAGGAAGACCCACAGAGGCAACGGCAAAAGGTTCTATCTTACCTATATAAGCCATATACCCCCACGAAAATATAGGGATTTCCGATGAGATTTGAGATGAAGAAGCACCTGCCATCTTGTGAAACCCTTATGAAACGTGGTCTACCTGAATTGTCAAAGTCGCTGTTTGCAAATCGGAAGCACTGTAATCGCCCTCTCCAAGCTCAATACCTGAAGGCCAACAACCTGAAAAAGTAAAGGACGGACCACCACCGCCTGCGGCTATTGTTTCGATTGAGCATGATCTCTTATAGCTTGCTGGGGCGTTTACCATAATGCCGGAACCGACCTCAAAAGACCAAGCCAGACAATCAGACAGAGCCTGACCGCCTTCAATTCCTCTGACAGTCATTGAAATTTCACTGATTGTAATCTTGCTGGCAACGTGAATTTTACCGGCAAGATAATCAATATCCACAATTTCAAAGGTTGGATTTCCGAACCCACAGCTTGCTACAGCCATAGGGTCGATTCCAGAAAATGTTGCAATAAATCCCCATTTAAAAAGTGGAGCGCCTACATCAAACTGTGCCATGTTACTATCCTCCGATGTCAATTAGGTTGGGAAGATATCTTCCCAACCTAATTTATCTTTTGTCGAACTTACGCTGTTGATCCGAGACGTTTCAGATAGTTCTCCGCAGCGGATCCACCACTAGCCTGTCCTTGAACGATTTCGTATGCTTCGTCAAAAGAAATAGAAGTTGGTGAAACAACGAAGTTGATAATCAGTCGCTCGACAGCAGACTCAGGCCACAAGTAAATATTACCGACCATGGTTGAAGTATCGATCATGTATGAGGTGTTTGTAGATTCGTCACAAACAACTTCGTACCTATACAAATTCCTTCTCTGAATCTCAAAGTCAAGATAAGGAATAACCAGCAACTTGAATCTCAACCAAGTCTGTCTGTCATGCGGTTCAAAGAGAAGAGGTACTGCCGCAGTTGCAATAACCTTTCTGATGTAAAGAAGCATTCTACGAACGTGGATTCGATCCAACTTAGTAGGCAGTCTGTAAAGAGTTCTCTCACCGAGAATAACAATTCCCTGTTTAGGTCGCTTTACAATTGGGTTAATTGCGTTCTGGTTACCGTAGAGATAATCACGTTCTCCCTGATTTGGAGAGTACTCAAGATCCAGCCAAGACTTCAAATCGCCTCGGTTATAACCAGCAGGAGCCTTACCTACGTCTGCTACATTGTCAGTCTTGGCAATAGCTTTTACTGCGCCTACTGATGGTGGAACCCACACATATTGATTATTTCTTGGGTCATAGAGTTTCCCCCATGGATACCACATAGCCGCATACGAACTGTTCAATGCAGCTGTCGTATAACCAACAAAATCTCCAGGGGTATTATCAGACGTGACTCCAGCTGCCAATGCTCCATTATGCCAATCCACAACCTCTTGAACAGAAAGTCCCATTGGCGGATCGATAAGGGCAAGAGCATCACTTCTATATTCAGCTACGTTAATCAACGCAGCAGCAACAGCAGCCGCAGAAAATCCAGGGGCAGCAAGCAAATTAATATCCAACTGCTCAGGATCCATAAAAGCATAAATACCAGTTCTTGTATTTGTCTGTCTATCAAAGTCGCCAATGATATCACCGTCTGTAAGATCAGAAATTGCATCCTGACCTTTAATCCTTACGTAATCGTAAGCAGGCTTTACATTGAAACGAGTTGGATCCAAATAGAACATAAATCCATTCGTGCCGACAAAAGGATTGTCTACTGTAGAATATTCATAGTCCGCTAGGATGTCAGCAGAAGTTGTAGGCAATACACCAAACGTTATTTCAACAACTCCCGTTTCGTAATTGATTGCGCCTTCACCTGGTGTTATGCCTGTCCCGACTAGGACACCAGGAGCATCTGCGTCATCAACAAAGACTTCTGGTAAATTATTAATCGGAAAAAGCCTTACAGTACCAGGGATAATTGGTGTATTTGCCAAAGAAAACGAGTACGTTTGTATCCCAGCATCCGTATTCACTCCAACTTCTTCACTCCGTACAGGTGTCGGAGCTTTCATCACTCGGGCTATAACGTAATCGTTGGTTTGGTCATCCTTAAAACCATACTCTCCAAATCTCAAGGTACCCAAGACATCCTCTACGTAACGAGACTGCCCATGGATATTCTTAGAACTCGGAATCATAGAGAGGTTATCAAATTCAATGTTTGTTCTCTGTCCTTGGTCATAAACCTGGATACGGAACGAGGTTCCACCTTTACTGACAGGAAGAACTCTTTTGCCTTCTTCATCAAGGTAATCAGACCCATCGGAAACAAGAAAAGAGAGATCGTTTCCGCCATCTCCAGGCCAAATAGACGCAAGTTGAAGAACACCATCAGACGGCGTCTTGTATTTGTAATCGCCTACAAGAGGACCACTTTCTACTGGTGCTGTGTGAAACTGTACTGAGAAGTTTCCAGTTGAGTAATTGATAGTTCCAGTTCCACCGCCTGAGCCTGTAAGAATCCCAGGTTGATTCGGGCTATCAGTAAATTCTTCGGTGTTAGCCGAATAATAACTGTAAGAAACCTGAAGATTAGGCTGCTCGGAGGTTGGTACTCTCCCATAGACAACAGTCACAAAACCAGTATGATAGTCTAGACTACCTGTGCCCGCAGGACTACCATCGCCTACAAGATGCCCGTGCCCATCATCAGTAAACGTTTCATGGACAGGACTTCCAGTATCGTTGATCAAGACGGAGCCAGGAACGATAGGGGCGTTATTGATACGGAATGAATATGAAGTGATTGTCAACTCCATATGTTGTCCAGAAGAC